CCAGCCGTAAACCTCGGCTCGTTCCTCACCGTCACCGCAGGTGAGGAGCAGCGCAACAGCGGCGGCAAGCTCGGACTTGCCCTGCTTCTTCGGTATCTCAATGTACGCCGTGTTGAACTGCCGGTAACCGTTCGGTTTCAGCGTTCCGAACAGGTCGCGGATTATCTGCTCCTGCCAGTCGATTAGTTCGAACGGCTTTCCGGCCCATGCGCCTTTGGTATGACAGAGGTTCTCAATGAAAGCCACGGCATAATCCGCAGCGGATTTATCGTAAGCCGAGGATTTCAGCTTGAACTTTGTCGGCTTATACTTTTTCAGCTTTCTTATATTATCACCCCCATAACGAGGAAAACCGCCCGCAGGCGGCTTTCGCAAATGTTCAGTTGTATTCGTGTATCAGTATTGCAAGCACCTTTTCGGCTTCGGGAGTCTGAGGTTCAATGTCCTCGCCCCGGTCGTAGTTGTAAACGACCCTTCCGTCCTGCTTTAACATCAGCTTGGAAATCCTGCCGCCGCTGATTCCGTATTCCTCGCTTGGCTCTTCGTAACGCTTTATCCAGTAGCTTACCGAAACCATTCTGCCGTTTTCGTTCTTAACTCCGATTGCGCCCTGTTTCCACATAATCTTTTCCTCCATGTGTTTTTTGTTGTACACATATTAACTCTAAAGCCGCATTATATCAAGCGGTTTTCGGATAATAATGTACACAAATATCAGCGGTCTGAATTGTGTGTTCTATTGTGAATGATACTGATAATCTTTTCCTGCTCATCGGTGGAAACTCCAATGCTTTCTAAGGCTTCCCGTGTGCCACAATCCGGGCAAATTTGCGTGTTGGGGTACTTTCTCGAAAGAGCGGGAACCCCGCCGTACCGCGCCCCACAGAGCGGACAGGTGCGAAGATTTGAATTGTTGTTTGCTTTCATATTTGCCCCTTTCTGCTGTTCTCCAATGCGGCGAGAAGAATACTCTCATCAAATCCGAAATCCCTATACCCGTCAAGACAGGTTCGTACATAAGAGCCGCTTGGCAACCCCAGCGGTCGCTCCTCGTGCATGATGTACACGAATGCCTTTCTGACCACAGTTTTTTCCGAGAAATATTTCACGGGCAAGTCGAGTTCAGCCTTGTAGTAAAAAGTCGGGAAACCCTCATACACATCAAGCCGCTGCTCATCGGCAGGCTCTACCGACCAAACTGCAACCGGAACTTCCGTGCCGACCTTTGGCTCAATCGTGAGGTAAGCGCCTGTCTTGCTGCCCTTGAAAATAAGTTCGTAGCCCTTGATAACCGCAGTCCCCACAGGCTTTGCCGTAGGACACCGCAGCGCCATTTGCCGCAGGTTAAGATTACTGCCGTAGGCTAGATAGTATTTTTTCATAGTGATAATCCTTTCCGAAAGGTTCAATTTCAGAAATCACCTTTCTACCACCAAAAGCCCCACAGTGTGGGGAATTGGAGGCAGGAAGCTAATTCCTGCTTGTTAGGACCTGCCGTTGCGGAAAGCCGTGTCACCCTCGAGCCGCTTGGTGTAAAGTTCCCTTGCGGTCTTGAATTCATCGCCGATGAAGCCGAGCCGTAAAAGCCATGTTCTCATTGCGTACTTGGGGTTTTCAGTCTGCTGAGGATTTGCGCTTGCGGTCTTGACCTGCTTGGCAAGCTGGCTGAGTGCTAAGCAAAGCTGAATGTAGCTTTTCAGCTGACCTGCGTGCAGTCCGTTCTGCTTGCCGTTTGCGGGAGCGTCAAACTGGAAGAGCCGAAACTCGATTGTACCCTTTGTAAAGGTTGCGTGGAGGTTCAGCATATGGTATCTGCTCTCGTTGTAGTGCGCCGACCTGCCGTAATCCGCGTTCTGACTGCCGTACCAGGTGTCCGCAAGCGCCGCCATTGTTTTCGGCTTTTTGCGGTTGAGTTCCACCAGGAAATCCTTGCTGACCGTGCGGCAGTAGCGGTTCATGCGGCTTCTGTCGAGGTTCAGTGCGCTTGCGAGGAGGCTTTCATGGCTTGCCATAATGTTTGCGAGGTTTCGCAAGGTCTGCGCCGTGTGGCCTTTTGCGCCAATGTGAATGTGTACTCCGCAGCCCCTTGTCGCGTCGCTCTTTGCACCCGCTTTCCGAAGTCTGCGGACAAGCTCCTGCAAGGTTTCCATGTCTGCGTAAGTGAGTATCGGGGTGACCATTTCGCACTTCTCGCTGTCGGGTCCCGAAATGCTGACGTCCTTCTGGAATTTCCACTCGCGACCCTCGCCGTCCCATGCGGAGTAGGTGCAGTAGCCGTTGCGGTCTGCGGTGTTCTCGTGTCTGCCTGTTCCGAAGAACTCGGCGGCAAGCTGCGCGGCTTTTGTTCTTGTGATGTTATTCATTTCAACCTCGACCCCTATGGTCTGGTTCATCATTTCTTCAATCTGCTTGGTGGTTTTCTCGTTCATTTTTGTATCCTCCGTTTGCTTTGTTTCCCTTTCTGAGTTGCCCCTCGGTTGGCGGCGTCCGTGCCGCCTTTTGGGGGCAACCTTGCAGCGTCCTTGCTGCGGTAGACACATATTAACTCTAAAACGAGTATATAGCAAGCGGTTTTACCACAATATATTGAACGAAATACACACGCAGAAATTGTGTATATCAGCCACGGATTTTCTGAACTTCATCAACGCCGAGAACAGCATTCAGCCCGGAGCCGTTATCCCAGCGGACGAGCAGATTTCCTGCGTCGTCAACGCCTTTAACCGTGCCGCGAGTACCTATCGGCGGCGCTTGGAAATCGTCCATTGAAACCAGTTCCACACGGCAGCCGGCAGGGTACTCTCGGCGGTACTGCTCAATCTGCTCCTTACTCGGAAACTTCATTTGCAGCACCACCATTTCTGAAAGCCGATGAACCTGTGAGGTTTCTCAGCAGTATCTTCCGCTCGGCTTTGTATTCCGAACCAATGAACCCAAGCCGCAGGAGGAAACAGCGGAAAGCGTACTTGTCGTTCCCTGTGTCTTTTTCCTTTGCAGTTACTCGTTTTGCATTTTTTGCAAGTTCGCAAAGCGCAGAAATGAAATGTGTATAAGCCTTGCATTCGTCAGCGCCGCATTCTGCGAACCACGGGAATTTTACCGCGCTGTTGGTAACTTCGATTCGGATATCTTCCACCGCCAGCGCCTTGCGAATAAGACTTCCTTTCGCGTCAAGCAGCTTGGTGAGGTTTCCGACCGCTGTGCTTTCAAGCGGAACTTCCACTGTAAGCCCCACAGGTTCGCCGTGTGCGGCGCTGTCGGCGGCTGCGGATAATTCCTCGATTACCGTTTCTGTTGGCTCTGCGCCGTTTGTGTCGGCAACAAATCCTCGCTCCGAAAGGAACTCAAGCAGGGTCTCGATTTCCTCACTGTCGGCTCTGTCATCAAATTCAAGGTTGCCCTCGCGGGTCACTGTAAAATAGTCGATTCGGTAAGCGTAGGTCGGGGTTCTCATGTAAACCGCGTCCGCTCCCGTGAACTCGCTGATGGCTTTCACAAGCGGTTTTCTGTCCTGCGCGTTGTAGTAGATTGTCATTGTTCGTACCTCCTGTCTCCTTGCGGTAGAGCGACCGCTTGCGGCCGTTCGTACACAATTTTACTCGATTACAAGGATAAGTCAACGGGATATTAACAGAAAGCCGCACATTCTGCGTAATGCACAATGTACGGCTGAATTATTAGTCCATAACGTAAACCCTGACCTCGACACCAAGCCTGTGGCAGTTGTCAATGACGAACTTCGTCCCACTTGATTTTCCGTCCCAGAATGCAAGCACGATATCCGAATACTCGATTATCGTGATATTACGTTTCAGCGGAGCGCTCCTGCCGTATTTCGTGTATTTCGGCAGGAACTCCGTCAGCTTGATTCCGTTGCTTTTCGCGTACTCCCTCGCCGAAGTATCGACCCCTTTTGCGCCGCCGGACACGATTTCCGTGGTATTTTCGGGGAGATATCTGCTTAAATCACTCACGCTCAGCCCTCTTGAACCAATTACAGCTACTTTCATGTTGCCCTCCTTGTAAACGCATTATGAACGCACTTTGAACCCACTCCATACATTATAGCACATTATGATGTTAAAATAAACACATATCGGATATAAACAGGAGGAGTTTTATGGCTATCAAGAGTTTATCCATCAGAATTGACGATGAAATGCTCGACAAACTGCATTACGTTGCCGATTATGAGGCTCGTTCCGCAAATGGGCAAATCATCGTTCTGATTCGTGAGTGTATAGAAAAGTTTGAAGAAAAGCACGGAAAAATCGTGCTTGGCGATGAGCCGGGTTCAGCTAATTCCGACAAGAACTGACCCATGCAATCCCCGAAAGCACAAAGAAAACACACGGCAAAGCAACACCGTTTCCCCACAGCTTGTACTCGGAAGAGTCGCTGTGGGGATTTTTCAGCCATGCGCGAATCTGCTTTTCCGACTTTGGCTTTACTGCTCCGCCCACGATTTTTCGGTGAGTTTCAAACACATCTTTCCAGAAACGCAGTTCTTCCTCTGTCGGATTGTCTGTCCCTAGGTCGGCGCACCACCAGTCGGGAAATCCCTGCAAGCGGGCGCACTCGGTAGGGGTTAGCCTGCGAACTATGTATTCCGGAGAATTCACGGTCGGCGGGTCTTTGTAATCACTTGCTACGAGAGTGTTTGCGAGGTTTTCCTCGGCTTCGGTGTGATAGGAGTTTTTGCTTGTGCTGTACACAAGGGTTTCAGAACCCCCTCCGTACATACCGCCGCAGGCTCGAAGCGCGCCGCATTTATCGTTTTCGCTGTACTTCGTGTAGCTGTCCTGCGAAAATGCTACTGCGTGGCGGTCGGTGGCATTCAACGTAAATGATATATCCTCGTTTACACCGCTTCCTTGCGGACCATTTTTATCGGCTCTGCCTATCATTGAACCCTGGACGGCTACGACTGCCACACCGCCTTGGTTTGAGTCGGGAGAATTACCTCCCGTGTCTATTGTTCGTGATGTATCTGTTTCATAGCAGTTATGGCGGGCATTTTTCGTGCCGTCAGATGTGAAACGAACATCAAAGCAACGTGTATCTTCAACCACGAACGGCTGATTATTCCCGCCTGTTCCGTAGGTTGAAGAAACCGTTGGAGCAATGCCGCGCAGCTCGGTGTAGCGTGTGTCCTGCGAGTGATTTTCGTAAACAGCCGCCGGAACTGTTCCGGCACGGAGCGTAGACGAGGTTTCTTCCTCGTAGCCTATCCCACGGGCTTTTGCGGAGTGCTCAGTGCAAAATCCTGCTGCGCCTGCCGTTCCAGAGCTGCTTTCAATAGCGACGGTAGTTCTTTGCCACGCTTTGAAGCCCTCTGCAGAATACCCCGACAAGCCTTCGGACTCAAACAGTATTTTTCCGGCGCATTCGCTATCAAAATCTGCGACAAGGAAGATGCGTTTTCTTCGTTGGGGGACTCCCCAGTATTGTGCATCAAGCACTCGCCAGGCGATTGAGAAACCGTCTGCCACGATGTTTCCTGCGGCTGACCATTTCTCATGTCGAGGAACAGAAACGGTTTCGTCCCTGACCCTGCACAGGCTTTCGAGGACGCAGCGGAAGTCCTCGCCTTTGTTGGATGAGAACGCTCCGGGGACGTTTTCCCAGACTGCAAATCTCGGGTATTTGCCATTTGTGGCGCACCTCATTTCCTTTATAATTCTGACTGCCTCATAGAACAGGCTCGACCTCGAACCATCAAGACCGCTGCGTTTTCCGGCAATGCTCATGTCCTGGCACGGACTGCCGAATGTGATTATATCCACGGGCGGCAAATCTGCGCCGTTCAGTGAGGACACATCTCCGTAGTGCTTCATCTGCGGTAGCCTTTTCGTTGTTACCCGAACGGCGAATGGCTCGATTTCCGAAGCCCACAGAGGAGTAATGCCAGCAAGCATTCCTCCGAGTGGAAAACCGCCGCTACCGTCAAAAAGGCTGCCGAGCGTGAGTTCATTCTTCATCGGTGACCTCCAGTTCGGAATAAGCAATCGTCTTTCCGTCACGAACCACAGAAACATTCTCCGCAGAGCCGACCTGCTCGATATACCTCTTCACGATTACATCGCAGAACTTCTCGTCAAGTTCGATTGTGTGGCAAATTCGTTTCGTCTGCTCACAGGCAATGAGCGTACTGCCCGAGCCGCCGAACGGGTCGAGCACGATACAGTTGCTCATGCTTGAATTCTTTATCGGATATGCAATAAGCGGAATCGGCTTCATTGTTGGGTGGTCGCCGTTCTTCTTCGGTTTGTCGAACTCCCATATTGTCGTCTGCTTGCGGTCGGAGTACCATTGGTGTTTGCCGTTCTTCTTCCAGCCGAACAGGCACGGCTCATGCTGCCATTGATACGGCGAGCGCCCGAGAACAAGCGACTGCTTCTTCCAAATACACGTTCCGGAAAGGTAAAATCCCGCGTCAGCAAAAGCCTTGCGGAAGTTCAGACCCTCTGTATCTGCGTGGAAAACATAGATGCTTGCATCGTTCGCCATAGCTTTCTCCATGCAGGTGAAAGCGTCAAGCAGAAACTGATAGAATTTCTCATTTTCAAGATTGTCGTTCTTGATTTTTCCCGCCGAACCCTCGTAATTCACGTTGTAGGGTGGGTCGGTTACGACCAGATTAGCCAGTTTGCCATTCATGAGGAGTTCATATGTTTCGGGTTTTGTGCTGTCGCCGCAGACCAGGCGATGGTTACCGAGCAGCCAAAGGTCGCCCGCTTTTGTTATGCAAGGTTTTTCCATCTCTGCGTCAACATCAAAATCATCGTCCTTGGTGTCGGAATCATCGTCAAAAAACGCAGCGAGTTCTTTATCATCAAAGCCCGTCAGACCCAGGTCGAAATCGTCCGCCTGCAATGCTTCGATTTCAACTTTCAGCATTTCCTCGTCCCAGCCAGCGTCAAGAGCCATTCGGTTATCCGCGATTATGTACGCTTTCTTCTGAGCAGGAGTAAGATAATCTACAAACACACAAGGCACTTCGGAGATGTTCTCGGCTTTCGCAGCGAGAATTCTTCCATGACCTGCTATGACGTTGAAATTCCTGTCGATGATAACGGGATTGATAAAGCCGAACTCACGAAGCGAGGAACGAAGCTTGTTCAGCTGTTCCGGCGAATGGGTTCGGGCGTTGTTGACGTATGGTATCAGCTTGTCAATCGGGACAAGCTGCATTTCACTGGTCGTATTCATCTGACGTTTCTCCTTTTCAGAACCTTGTGCAGACCCTTGCGGGCGTCCGCAGTATTTCCTTTAACAGCCTGTCCCTTAATTGTTCGGTATTGCTGTACTGTAAGGTTCGGACGGCTGCCTTTGAGTTCTCTGAAAAATTCGATGGTATCCTTTGACATAGCGTTATCCTTTCCTAGAACGAAGAAGTCTTTCCATAGCATCGTTCAAATCATCACTGACAGGCTCGGTGCAGTTCTCCTTGACTATTCCGTAAATTTCATACCAGATGAGATTTGCGTTCTTCTGAAACTGCTGCGACATCTGCACGAACGGCGAAGCAATAACACCGCCCGTGGTTGGGTGCTTGCCTAGCAAGCCGTAAGTACTGATTGCCTCCTCGCACTGAATGTATCTTGCGTATGCCTGTGCGTAGGCTTCAATGAGCCGCTTGTTTACGAGGTTCTCGCAATTACGCTGTTTAAGCCACAACCAAGTTTCACGGTAAATATCGTCAGCGCCGAGCGGAACTCCGTTCTTCTGCTGAGCCGAGAGATAGTCACTTGGCTTCGGCATATCCGCGCCGTTCAGAACAGCGCCCTCCGGCAGGTCGACTGCTTCAAGTTCCGCGGTGTCAAGCGCCGGTATGTCGTTGCTTATGATTTTCACCGGAAGTCCTTTCTGCTTTTTCTCTGCGGCAGGAGCTGGTTTATCTCCGGCTCGTACCTGTCTGCCACCTCTGTTTGTGCCGTCCTTAGCCATGATTTCACCTCCGCAGGACAAGAAAAAAGGACGGTTCACACCGTCCGAAAATATTTCATGGTTTAATACCCCGTTTGAACCCCGATTTTTGCGCACGAAGCCCCGGGCCGCTGTCCGTGATAAAAGTCACAGAGATTTTGACCGCCCCTACCTATCCCCGAGGTCGTGGTGTATCTTAGTATGACATGACTGACACAGCGACATCAAGTTACTAAAATCGTTACTGCCGCCACGTGACACGGGAACGATGTGGTGTACCTCCTCCACGGGAGTAAGCCGGCCTTCTTTCAGGCACATCTCGCACAACGGGTGAGCCGCAGCATACCGCTTGCGTATCTGCCGCCATGCTCTGCCATACTTCTTGTTGCTGTCAGCTGAACGCTCGAACTTGTTATAACGGCGGTTCATTAGCTTTGAGTGTTCCTCGCAGTACTGTCCGTCACATCTGTTGGGACAGCCGTGGTAGGAACAGGGGCGCTGCGGTTTTCTAGGCATGGGGGTCATCTCCTTGGGTATAGGAAAAGCCCTGCGAGTTATAAAACCCACAAGGCTCTCTGTATATTTTTCTAAGTATATCATACCACATATAGCGGAGTGCGTCAAGAGTGAACAGGGGTGAACTGCTGTGCACTAGGGTGTCCAATTTTCAGAAAAACTCTGAACGGCGCTGTCATGGAGTTTTATAACCCATCTCTTTGAATACCCCATTTTTGTACTAATTTCTTTCCACGAAAGGAACATTAGATATTTGTACCGAAGCACAGTACGCTCGTTGGTGTTTTCTAAGTCATCAATGGCTCTGCTGATGGAGTATTTTATTTCAGACAGTTTGAACTTATCGTTCTGAATTTCTTTTTCAAGGGACAAAGCCTTGTCAGTGTACCTCACAAAAGGCGGGTCGGGATTTCTTGTTCCCGAAAGCCGCTCTCCGAAACCGCAGCCGGATATTCCGCCCGCCAAATCACGCAGACTTTCAAGTTCGATTTCCTTGTAGTGTATCTGTCTGTTCATTTCAGATGCGCTTGTCAGAAATTCTTTTGCCGTCATGCCGACACCTCTTTCAGCTTTGCGAGGAGAACCTCACCGTTGAGATTTGTAAGAATGGAGAAAAAATCTGAACGAAAGAAGCGTTCAATACTGTTTCTCTCACGCTGCGCCACTTTGTCATTAGGGTTCAGGGAAAGCTGGTTCAATGCGGCGCGGTAGTCCTTGGCCGCCTGCGCGATTATTGCATTTGCCAATTCAATATATCCGTTCATCTAAGTACCTCCAAGTCTGCTTTTACAGCGGTGATAAGCGCCGCCTGCGTCGTGTCCTTTGCTTTCAAGGCTTTCATGATCTGCTCGTCAATTGTGCCTTTTGCAATTATGTGCTGAATTACAACCGTGTCGGCGGTCTGACCCTGCCGCCAGAGCCTTGCGTTCGTCTGCTGATACAGTTCAAGGCTCCATGTAAGCCCGAACCAAACCAGTGTTGAACCGCCGCTCTGTAAATTTAATCCGTGTCCCGCGCTTGCGGGGTGAATAAGCGCCACGGGGATTTTTTCGCTGTTCCAGTCGGAGATATCCTCGCTTGACCGAATTTCACGGACTTCAAACCGCTTTCGGATACGCTCCAAATCGTGCTTGAACCAGTAAGCCACAAGCAGCGGTTTGCCGTTCATACTCTCGATTATATCTTCCAAAGCGTCAAGCTTTCGGTCGTGTATCTCAATCACACTTTCATCATCGGAATAAACTGCTCCATTAGCCATCTGCGACAGCTTATTTGAAAGGGACGCAGCATTAGCCGCAGTCACTTCGTTATCTTCAGTGGAGAAAATGAGGTCTTTCTTCAAACGGTCGTATTTCTCCTTTTCATTTTCGGAAAGCTGAACCATGTATTCCGTGCTTACAAGTTCGGGCATTATGAGGTGGTCTGCGGCTTTCATCGAAATCGTGATGTCGGAGATTTTGTCATAAATTCGCTGTTCCGCATCGGGTAACGGCTTGTAGCTGTAAATCACCATTCCGTTACGCTTGTCCGGCTGAAAGTAGGTGTTTCGGTACTGCCCGATAAGCCTGCCGAGCCGCTCTCCCATATCCAACAGTTTGAACTCTGCGAACAAATCCATCAGACCGTTGCTGGCAGGCGTTCCCGTAAGCCCGACTATGCGTTTCAGCTTTGGTCGGACTTTCATGAAAGCCCTGAACCGTTTTGACTGATGATTTTTGAATGAACTCAACTCGTCAATGACCGCCATATCGAAATCAAATATCAGACCGCTTTCCTCGACAAGCCACTGCACATTCTCTCGGTTGATGATGTAGATATCCGCGGGAGTGCGGAGTGCTTTCAACCGTTCTTGCTCCGTGCCAACGACTACGCTGTACCGCAGATTCTTCAAATGCTCCCACTTTTCAATTTCAGTGCCCCAAGTATCACGAGCCACACGAAGTGGTGCTACCACCAAGACTTTATGTATTTCAAAACTGTCAAAAAGCAGGTCGTTTATTGCTGTCAGAGTAATGCTCGTTTTGCCTAAGCCCATATCCAACAGAAGCGCTGCAACGGGTTGGGTGATTATGAATTCGGCGGCATACCGCTGATAATCATGGGGATTGTATTTCATCAAGTATCGCTCCTATCTGCTCTATGCTGTCAATGACATACACATGAAAGCCGAGTTTCATCAATGCTTTGTGCCTTGCGATTTGCAGGGGACGTGGCTTTTTGCCGGGAGCTTTCAGTTCGGCGAATGCGATTTTACCACCCGGAAGAATTATCAGCCTGTCCGGCATTCCATCAAAAATTGGTGACACGAATTTCAGACACATACCGCCGATTTTTCTGACCGCCTGCACTAGCTTCTGTTCTATCTGTTTCTCACGCATTTTACGCTCCTTTTTCTTCAATGGTGTTGGTCGTAGGCACTCGTTTCATAAAACTCTCTATAAGGCATTTTTTGTCATAAAACAGCCCTAAAGGGGGTTTTATACTAAGACTATCTACGACCACCACCCTTTAAGTATCAATTCTCCATAAAATCAGTTTTTAAGCGGATTCCATGGATTACAACACCCGTTTTTAACTTGTGCCTGTTGAAGCCGGCAGAATCTAATCCTGTGTAAAAATCCGTGGTGCTTCTCGTGTATTCTCCGTTTCTCGCACAGTAGGCACGATATTCTTGATAGAATTCGCCCGACTTCTGCGTATATGATGGGTCAACCTCGCAGCAGTCCTCAATGAACATTGAGAGCCAGTCGTTATTTTCACGATAATGCTCGATAGCGTCACGAACACATTGCGGAACAGTCAGCTTGAAATTACATTCAATAACCTTTTTCGCTCCCTCGATTATCCACGACAGCGCAGCGCCGCCCGCTTTTTCAGCAAGGTAGTCCGCATAATTTTTGATGTCCGCCTTGCCCTCGATTTTTGCGTTGAATGGTATGACGATAAGCCTGCGCCAAGTACCCTCGTCATTAGCGCCGACTCTCGGAAGATGGTTCGTGTACAGTACAAGCGTATGCGTTGGTGTGTATCTGAACGGGTCGCGATACTTCTTTTCTGCTGAAACCTCATCGGTCGAACACAGCTGCTTTACCACCGAGGTATTCAGCCGCATTCCCTCCTCAAGTTCCGCAGCGATAACAAGCCGCTTTCCTTTAAGTTCAGCCATCTCGGGCTTGACATTTCGCTTACAGCCAACCGTGAGGGCGTCGGCGGATATACTGCCGCTGTACGAACCAAGGACCCTCGCAATAGTGTTCCAAAACGTACTCTTACCGTTGCGACCCTCGCCGTATGAGATTATAAGAGCCTCCATATACACTTTTCCAATCGCCGCAAGACCGACTATCTGCTGAACGTATTCGATAAGCTCCGAATCTCCGCAGAAAAAGCTGCTCACTGCTTCAAGCCAGATATCCATATTCTCATCATCGGGAGAAACGGCGGTCACTTTGGTTATGAGGTCGTCTGCGGAATGCTCCGAACTTGTCCCTGTCCGCAAATCGTATGTAGCTGCTGGGGTATTCAGCAGAAATTCCTGCGAATCGAACTCTTTTATATCCCGCAGTAGCATGGGTTTCGCCGCCTGCAATGCAGAGGTGATATATTTCATGTCCCTGCGCTTCATAACAAACGATTTGTACACAAGCGCTGTCATGTACTCCGCAAAGGCTGCCGAGCTTTTCTCGTCTATTGCCTTTTCCAGGGCTTTACCACCTGTGAATACGGTTTCCTTGTCAATTCCGCAATTCATGAGCGCCTGCTGCGCCTTTTTCAGCGCTGTTTCGGCTTCTTCAAGCTGTCTGTCGAGAAAATCCTCGCAGGCTCCGACCGCAAGCTGTCTGGATTCAGACCAGCGAACACCGTCATAACGCATATAGTCCGTAGCGTCCGTGTAGACAAGCTCGCCGCCGTATTCCCTGGCGAGGACTTTAGCCTGTCCGATGTCAGAATAGTCTTCGGGTTTCAGATTAAATCCCGAATTATACTGCTCGGGAGGAATATAGCTGTCCTGCTTTGCGACCTTTCTGCCGAACTTAACGGCGCTGTTCCAAATTGTCTGAAGTTCCGAATCGTCAAGCGGAGGGTCGCACTTTTCAGCCTGTTTCAGATACTGCCGATATGCTTCGTCGGTATTTCCGAGCCGCTTTATAATGCGCCCCGCATAATGCGACATAGTGCTGTTGCGGCTGCCCTCGGGTACGGAACTGCTTTCATTGTCCCATTGCTCAAAATTCGCATTTTCAAGGAAATCAACAATAGACAAATTGCCGTTAAATACCTCTACCTGCGGATTTCGAACGCCGAAAAGCAGTCTTGCGCTGTCGAGCGCGTTGTTGTCGAAATACGGGAATTCAGCCGCAATCCGCTTTTTCAGGGAGGTGTATTCCGAGCTGTTCGTTATCGGAGAGATGGGGAAATAGACGTGAAACCGCGGGCGGGCTGTTTTGCCACTCTTCGGCAGCATATGATTGCGACTGTACACGACCACGAACTCCACTCCCGGGAAAGCCATAGCCACCTCAAGCGGCGCTACCCAGTCGTTCTGGTTGTCGGAGTGGTCGTTGTCGCAGTCCATCGGGATATTATCTGAAGAAAGGAAATCGGCGCTGCTGCGGTGGTTATTTGTGTACTCGGCTGCAACGTGATCAAATGCCACAGCCGATTTCATGAAATCTTCGCCTGTTATGACACACTTGTGGGGATATATGCTGTTAGACAGACTGCCTACGCAGTCCGCCGTGTATAAAGTGAATTTCATTGTTATCCTCCATTCTTGAAATTCTGACAGCTGATAGAGCCGTCAATAATACATGGAAACTTACTAAGCAAATGGTCCGCATTTGTTCAGTCCTTTTTATAGAAGCTGCACTCATACCCATCAGCACGGAGCGGAAGCCCCTTTGCCCACAGCGGAGTTCTACCCATCATCTCACAGATTTCAGATACATTCGTATCTATCGGGCACTCGATAATAAGTTCATCATGGACATGACCGCAGATACGATAATTCCGCAACGTTCGCATAGCATAGCAGAGAATATCACGGCTGACCGCTTGAACGATGTTCTCCACAAACTTAGGACCGTAGCTTTCAATACGCTCCCACTTCTTCGTTGCGCCAACTCCCTCATAAGTGACGGACTCGCCACCGAACTTATTCTCGCCGATACGGGGCTTGACGTAGGAAAGCCGTCTGCCGCTCGGCAGCGTGATGAACAGCATTCCGCTCTGATGTTCAAACTGAATGCCATGTGTGTCTGTGCGAAGTCTTTGTCGTATTATATCCTTCACGCAGCGGTCGACTTCCCACCAGAAACGGACGATATTCGGGTTGGAACTGCGCCACATATCCACAAGCGGCTGAAGTTCGTCCTCCGTCAAACCCATTTCCAATGCGCCCATAGCTTTCAGAGCGCCGACCGAACCACCGTACCCTAGCGCCAGTTCTGCGATTTTGCCTTTCTGCCGAAGATGTCCGTTGACACCGTGCTTTTCGACAGGTACACGGAACATCTGACTTGCAGAAGCACAATAGATATCTCCGCCGGACTTGAACACGTCAAGCTTCCATTTCTCGCCAGCAAACCAGGACAGCACTCTTGCCTCTATTGCTGAAAAATCTGAAACCACGAATTTCATTCCCAATTTCGGAACAAACGCCGTGCGAATAAGCTGCGAAAGCGTGTCTGGAATATCATCGTACAGCAGTTCCATGGCTTCATAGTTGCCGCTTTTCACAAGCTCACGAGCCTGTTCAAGGTCGGGAATATGGTTCTGCGGGAGGTTCTGTAACTGTATCAGCCGACCCGCCCATCTGCCGGAACGGTTTGCTCCGTAGAACTGGAACATTCCGTGCGCTCGGCCGTCCGAGCAGACAGCATTCTTCATAGCCTGATATTTCTTCACCGAGGATTTCGCAAGCTGCTGGCGGAGTTCCAGAACCTCTGCAAGCTGCGGCGGTGCGGTTTTCAGCAATTCGGAAACGGCTTTCTTACCGAGAGTGTCTGTTTCAAGTCCGTTCTCAGAAAGCCATTGTTTCATCTGTTGAACGGAATTAGGGTTTTCAAGAGAAGTTAGTTCCTGCATTTTTGACGAGAGCAGCGCCTTTGACCGCTCGTCAAACCGTATTGCATTCTCAACAACAGCCATATCCAGAGCAATCCCACGGTCGTTTATCTGCTGGTCAAGGCAGTATTCCTCCCACACAAATTCCGGCACGGAGAATTTGCGTAGCCTGTCCTGTATCGACATTTCGACCTCGACATCACGTTTGTTGTACGCTTTGAAAAGCGTCCATTTCTCCGGAGCGTGTTCGGGAAGATTTCTTGTTCTGCCGCCGTTCGCTTTGGTAGCGGCGCAAGGAACACAGAAATATTTGATGAGGTCTTTGCCCTCTTTCAGCTTCTGTTCCGATAAGCCCAGAACTGCACCTGCGCCAGCAAGCGACAACGGAAGCCCCATGTACGCTGACCATATCATTGAACATCTCCACGAAGTCGAGTCGAGATACTCTCCGGACGTCAAACCGAGATATTTTGACAGACATACTCTTTCAAATGTCGCGTTGAACGCCCATTTAATAACGCTGTCATCAGTCAGAGCAGCGAGGATTTCTGTGGGAATTTTCTCGCCCTGCGCAAGGTCGTACACCACAACATCGCCGCCGTTCACTGAAACTCCGAAAAGGAGTATCTCAAATGCGGGTGACTCAACATATCTGTACACACCGCATTTTGCGAGGTCAATATCACTGAATGTTTCCAAGTCGATACTTAAAGTCTTTATCTTTTCCATAGTTCACCTCAAAAAGGGCGGTAAAGCTAATCTACCGCCCAAATGATTATCAGATACACAAAAGTCTGAATGTTTCCTTGCCCTTGGGAGTTATCATCGTCTGAGTATCTGTGTATCTGGTCTTGTCGTTGACGAACTCCTTCATTTCAAACAAACCGCTGTCAACATATGTAGCATACGGCCTTAGCTTTCCTTTCTTGGTGCGAAAAAGATAACCCTTGTCAAGCAGAAAACGCACGAAATCATTCTGCCTTACACCGAGTTCCTTTGCCGTGTCACGAATACCGGTGAGCAGATTTCTGTCGACGAGCATATCGAAATATTCCGCTTTTGGCTGCATGATCTGATTAGAAACGGTAAGCTGTGCATTTTTCGCCTTTTCTGTTTTCAGTATGGTAGCCAGTTCAATGAGAAAATCCGGAGAAGCAAGCGCCTGTTCCAGAACATCTTCCGTCATGTATGCGCCGTTCTTGCGAATAGATGGCAGGACCTCATCAAACACCCAGCTCTCGAAGCGTTCCGCTCCGGGTAGCTTGCTATGAGCGATAAGGCGGTAAACATCGCCTTCAGAAATAAAGCCGAGAGTCTGAACACCGCCGTTCGTAGGGGTGTCGCATTTCACGACACCCTTGCAGTGCCTTGAAAGAGCGTCACGCGTGTTAGAGTATCCGAGCGCCTTTGCAATATCAGCGCCGCAAAACAGCACCTCGCCGTTCTCCTGAATAGTGCGAATTTCTCCGAATTCTTCGTTGTTAAAAGTTGAAATTTCCATATAAACCTCCGAAATTGACCTACCCGCCCACCCGGCAGTATCAGACTGCCAAAATTACTTGTGATTAGCCTTGCGGCGCTACCTGATTGCCGCTGCCAGCGAACCGATAACGGTGATGAGATTGCCGATGACCGTACCTACCGAAATGCCAAAACAAGCGGCAAGCATTATGCTTTCAAACTCCGTCATATTACACCTCAAGAAAGAAAATCATCATCGTCGTCGGTTGCGAAATCGTCCTCAGCGCGGGTTCTTCCACCGAGCGGTTCGCCATCGCGAATCTTCTGCAAGTTGTTCAGACCGCAGGCGATACCCTTGTTGCCGTTGGAGTTAAAAGCATAAAAAGAAATAGACGCTCTGCCGTAAACACCGCTGTAAACCTCGCTACGCTCTAGAATGGGGCTACAGTTAGCGTCCACGATACCGGGAGCGGTCGCAGAATTAGCATTGATGAAGTAGCTGTTTGCATACGCTTCATCATCGGGGCGCTCTGTATCGCCGTCACGGAGCGGATTCTTGATTGCGGAAAGCGCAGGAACGGAGCGCCCGTTGCCCTTGAGCTTGGACTCGCCCTCCTTATAAGCTGCTTTGATAGCCACCTTGATTTTCTCGACCGTCTTGGTATCCGCCTTAGGAATGATAAGTGATACGCTGAACTTCGGAGCGCCGCCGTTGATGGACTTTGCTTCCCAGATGTTTGCGTAGCTCCATCTTGTATCGGGTCCTGTGATTACCTTTGTGGGATTGATAAACTTTGGCATATTATTTTTCCTCCTTGAAATCTTCGTTTGCTGTATGGATTGCCGGACGCTTGTCCGACATTGGTACTAAGGTTGGCTTGCCCTGTGGCTTTTCTACAAAACCACCGAGCAATTCGTTGAACTTTTTCTTACCGAGCAGACTGGTCATTGCAGTGATACCAAGAACGCTGTGTTCATATGGGTCAAATCCTGCGGATTTGACGGCTTCAACAACTGCGTTCTCATCTGTGTACTTGCGATTAGAGCGTCCCTCGACTACCTTGAAGCCATCGTATGAAACGCCGCTGAGCGCCTGCCGCAAAGCAAAATCTTTGACATCAGTCACCCAGGATACAAGCTCGTCCGCTTTTGCGAGGATAGCGGCGATTTCGATATCATCAAGGGTTGCAGGCGGTTTAAAATCGTAACGAGCGAGAGCAAGGTTGTATTCTGCGAGTTTTCGGCAGGTCGTTCTGACCTTGCAGAAGCGACAATGTTCACCTGCTTTGAAATCTCCCTTGCCATTAGCAGCAAGCTGCGCTGTCGGGGCGAGAACCTCATTCGCCCAACGGAGAAGTTCTTCCTTGGAAATGGCATACTCGCTGATGTTGTCACGCCTTGGCTGGAATATTGCCATGCTCACTGCGGAGATGTCATATATTCCGTCAAACAGTTCAAGAGCGCCGAGAGCATAAAGCTTCATCTGCGGATTATTCTCTGCGAGGACTTCTACACCCTTGCCATACTTGAAATCTATAACGGAAAGTGTACCGTCAGCCACGATAACACAGTCACCTGTGCCGAACCCCTCCGGAACCCACCGGGAGAAATCCAGTTTCTGTTCGATAAGGACTATGGGGTCATTGCAGGCTACTTTTGCTTTCTCGACCTGCTCATAAACGTATGTAGCGTACTCGACAGCGTAGCGCTCCATCTCCTCGTTGTAGTAGGTGAGGTTTTCTGTTGGGTCGGTGGTTTCTCTGCCGAGCAAGGCTTTCAGCCTGTGTTCGCAGAGAGTGTGAGCGTCCGTGCCCTCCTGCGCATACTCGCTTGATGTATCCGGCAGTTCGGCACAGAGTTTAGCAGACGGCGGACATTCGAGCCAGCGGTGGCTTGATGACGCCGAGAGAATTGCGTGGTTAGTCGGCATTGCCAAGCACCTCCACCTCTGCGAGGACTGCTGCATATTCCTCCGGCTTGATTGCAGACAGCTTGTCCGCACCGCGCTTTGTGATGATTGACTTTACCTCTGCTGTGAACCCGGCGCGGGATTTTTCGGCGCAGACGGCTCTTACTTCTTCAAGGGTAAGTTGCTTCTGTGTCTCTGCTGAATCGGTGTTATGCTCCTGTACCTTGTCGGCAGAGAAGAGCTCGTACAGCCAATTTGCGGTATCATTCAACAATGATGCAGCATCTTGTAGATCTCTGATGGTCTGTTCCACTTCGTTTATTTTGCTCATGATTTGTCGCTCCTTCCATAGATTTTTTCTGCTGTTCAAGCTGAATCAAGTTCCTTACCAGGCGCTTTGAAACAACACTGATTGCCGTAAGCACGCCGATAAGTTCCTTGTCAGCTGCAGATTCGTTGATTTTAGGCTTGTTCATTGGGAAATCTCCTTTCCGAGGTGATTTGTTTTTGCTGTCCTCAATATCCACTGGAGGGATTATGCCAAAGTGGTCCGCAGTCCGAAAAAATATTTTCTCCGGCTACAAAACTGCAACCGGAGAAGTAATTGAAGATGTCAGAAATAGTAATTCTTGAGCTTGTCCCGCAGTTCGTCACGTATCTTTGCCCAGTGCCGTTTGAAAGTTGAGCGCGCCATACCCATAATTTCGGCGGACTCTCTCTCGGAGTGATACATCATCAATTCACAGATGCGTTTTCCCGCTGGGTCAAGACGGTCGAGCTCTCCGTATAACGCCTCAAGTAGTTCTTTTTCAATGATGATTGACTCAATGGTCTGCGAATCGTCAGCTATAGTGTCGCCAAGGGTGAGTTCATCGTTTTCACCACCGATAACGGTGTCGAGAGATACTTTTTTGCCAGCTGTGTAGAACGGGCAACCTGGGCATACACCATCGCATTTCCACAGCTGAGCTTTGGTGCAACTACACTCGCCGTTCTTCCGGACATGATAGCGGGTGTTCCATATTGGACGATAATACTCACGATACAGTTCCTCGCTTACCTCTACAAGTTCTTCGTTGGCAGGGATAAAATACTTTTTGGCTTCTTTTGACATAAAAAATCCTCCGTTGATTGTCTCGAAACGGAGGAATCCTCTATGGTCAGCTGCAAAATGGGCATAACAAAAGCGCCACAGTCCAAACGAAGTTCTCCGTTTCGGATTGCAGCTAACCCGCTCAAAAGACAGCTACGTTATTTACTTGTGCCATCAAACATCGTTGAGCCACCGTTGATCAGACGATGCGTTGCTTGACGGTGAGCAGTTTTATGCCATGCCCAAGGCAATGATGTTTAGTTATCAAAGGCTGGCTTCGATTGCATAAAGTTCCGAAAATACATCTGGCAGATAGGACGGATTTAGGTCTTCGATGCCATGAGCTCCATATCTTTCAAACACGGATTCGGCTACTCTGTTGCCTAGCTCTGTGTTTATTATCAAAACAGACTGTTCGATGCTTGCAATGTAGTTATAATTACTAATGTTAGCCATGATTTGCCTCCTATGTCCGGCTTCTTTCCAGTAGGAAACCTTGGTTTTCCGTCAGACTCACTGGGTTGCCGCTAATCAGACGACTTTTGCCTGTTGGTGCATTCAGAGAAAAAATAAGCAAAATAACAAATATCAATCTAAAAGCATTGATTTTTGTTTGATAGTGTGGTATTATATAATATAAATTAAGATACTTTCGTACATTGTCAGAACTCTCTGAACTGCAATTTAATTATACCGAATCACGGACTAAAAGTATTTGCCACCGTTTTGCCAGTATTTTTCCGTGGCATGAGAAAGGAGAAGACAGAAGATGAATGAATTGAATATATCTTCATACATCCAAATCATGCAGTCGGGATTTAGGACACACGATAAACAGGAATCTGCGGGTGTGTTTCTTCTTAGCTCCATCAATGATCAAGACTATGTCGCCGATCAGGGGTATTGGACTAGTAATCTTAGTTCCAAAAAAATCAGCCGCCTCGTAAGCAGAGACGATCCCGTCCCGGATGGGCTCCGGCAGGCATCAATGCAACAAGTAGTAATTGATAAAACTATTGCGTACTTTAAAAAAGAAATAATGCCGGATTTGAATCCGCATTTGAAGGACGATACGATTGACAAAATCGTAAAGCTGATAGGTGCGGATAAAACCATTCCTGATAGCAAAAGGAAAAGCCTCATGGCATTCCATGAGGCTGGCGATGATGCAACGTTTCTTGCAGAAGTATTCTTATATGCTCTCAACAAGCCAAACAAAAATCAGAACGATACCGTTGAATATCAGGATGCTCCATTGCTTGCTGAGGCAAACTACGAATGTCCACTTTGCCATAATAAGCTAGTGGACACAATAAAGGGACAGGCAGTAAAGAAATATAGAATTACACAGATTTTCCCTGATGGACTTAACGATGAGACAGCGGCAGAATTTGCTACCATCTATCCTGCACCGAATAAACTCGATGCGCCAGATAATTTTATTGTTCTTGATGAAGGATGTGCAGAGCGATACCTTCTGAACCCTACTGCAGAGGAATACAGAAAACTTTATGAAATCAAAATACAACTTGCGAAAAATTATGCGGCGAAATTGGCAGTAAACAGTATGCAGCTTGAAGATGATATTCGAACGGTGCTTGATGCTTTAAATACAATAAGTGATGCGTCAGAACTTGTTGAACTTGAGTATGAGGCTCTACGATTAGACGAGAAATTTGATGCCGAAAACTTCATATTGAAAAACGAGACACAGATGCAGGTAGTGACTTATTATCGATACATAGAGGTAGAGTGACTTATTATCGATACATAGAGAAGGTATTCTCAAATTCAAATGCTGATTTTGACATGATAGCATCTGAAATTAAAGTTAGTTCCATGAAACTGGAAAAATCTGGGCTATCGCAATCAGATGTCATCAGCCAGTTATCAGAGTGGATACGAAACAAAGCCGGACTCGCAACGAAGAGCCGCTTGCGTGTAATATTGTTGTGTCCTTTTTTATACAGAACTGCGAGGTGTTTCACAAATGAAAATGCCGAATAAGGTAACGCCTTACAAAGAAAGTAGCATCGCAAAATTCCCGGTGATTCTTGCGTTTCTTGAAAAAGAAGATATGACACCATCGGAACTGTTTTCGAGAGTGAAAAAGGACAAAATACAGAATATTGACGAGTTTGTAGAGATTATAGATTGTCTCTATGCCATGCATAAAATAGAAATCGACGGGGAGGTTCTTCGCTATGTTGGTTGA